ATGAGCGTCGTTCCTGCGCCCGCGAGACCTGCTGCAGTGCCCATGGAAAGGCCAACGCCTGCTGGTCCGAGGACAGCGGCCAAAGCAATGGTGCCCAAGACACGCCCAACAGGGCTCTTGAGCACGTCTTTGACGACATTTACAACACCCTTGACGACACCTTTGACAGCTTTCACCGCCTTGCCAATAACGCCGCCTTTGAACTCTGGCAAGCCAGTAGCAGGGTTGATCGTGCCTGAGCCGCCACGGCGCTTGAGCATCGCAGCTTCTTCGGGTGTGATGTGTGCCAGGATGCTGTCACCGCCACGGCCTTTGGCCGCAAGGTATTGACCAACATCTGCCAAGCCACCAGAGGCCATGGCCATAGGCTGCAGGCCCTCAACAATTGGGCCCATGTCCATGGGCTCTTGTGCACCAGCGCCCTGCATCTGGCGCATCTCTTGGAGCACCGCGAGCATCGAGCCAATGAACTCAGGATCGTATTCTTCAGGCATGTCCCCTTCATCAAGGGCACCGCCTTCAATCATCTTTTGAATCAGGTTTTTGTAGTCACCAGGGTTCTGGCTCACATATTCAAAAATCTGGATGAGCATGTCCAGCTGCTCAGGCGTGAGCTGGAGGTCACCAATGTTCTGGCGAATAGCTTCTTTGAGCGCAACCTCTTCGCCTGGATTGGTCATGCCAAGCGCAGTTAGCGCGGCGTCATACGAGTCAGCGCTCGTGACGGTCGGTTGTTCTTGTTGGGCTTGTTCGCCCTGCATGCCCATACCTTGAGGCAGGGCCATGATTCCTTCATTCGCCATGGTAGTCCTTTCCAGTTTTTGCCAAGAGCCTCATGGTGGGCTGCGCGCCGGGAAAGGACGCGTTGATGGCTGAAATTATCCAACAAAAAGTCAAGTTTTGTCCACTCATTACGACCGATCCACCTCTAAATATGAAAGATAGAAGTCGACAGTGGCCAGCGTACTGGTCACTTTGATGACGTCGCCCGCCTCCAAAACACAGGGTACACCGCTAAAAATGTCCATGGTCTGGTTCGTGGGCAGTGCATAGCCCTTCAGCAAGCAATATGCGGTGGCCCCGCCACCAGGGTAGACGTTGACGGTCAATGCAGTGGTAGAAGCGTTGCGGTTGGTGGCACGCAGGGACGACAAAACGCCAGTATTTGCAGCAGGCGCTGTGTAAATGGTTGTCTCTGTTGCAGCCGCTGGAGTGAGGTGTTTGCGCAGGTATTTGTTAGCCATATCAGTTCGCCGATACAAAGTTGATGGTGAGAATCACCGATGGGATGGCCGGACGTGTGGGGCTTGTACCTGCAGCGTAGTTCTCAATAAATACATCGAGATTGTCAGACCACCATGCAATCTGCAGGTAGTCGTTTGTGGGGTCGTTCACAGTGAAAATACCTGTGACGGCTGGAACTATGTGCGACCAAATACTGCCACTTTTACGAGCAGGCACGTCAAAGCGGGTATTGGACAGCGGGTAGTTCACTCCGGTAGCCTTGGCCCACACCTCAAATTCCGAGACACTGTTGCTGCGGTTGCTCACCTGCAAGGTGAACGTCACCAGGTACTGTCCTGCACAAGGAACCTTGATACGGCTGTTGCTCTCCACAGTGATACCGTTGGAGAACGCGGGGGCAAACGTGAGCAAATTCTCACCGGTGATGCTGGCGTTTGCCTGGTCCTGGTCCGAGACCATCATTGCGTTGGGCAAGATGATGCCGTTGCTGTTTTGAAACCCACGAATGCCGCCAGCAAACCCGCCGCCAGCACCGCTGCCCATGGATGCCCACGTAGCAGCGCCCGCTGTATTCTCGCTGACAATCGGCGTGTAGGTGTTGTTCAGCTGGAAAACAATCTGCTCAAGCGAACGCACAAGCTGGTTGAACTGGGCGGGATCGTACCCGCCAGTACTCGCGTTGGGCAGCCTGACGTTGTTGATCTTGCTCATCGCATGCCGTCCGGCTGGATGTCAACGCGCATCGTGCCAAAGCGCCAGAAGCTGCCCAACTCATCGCTCTCAATGCGCAACTGAATTTGCCGTCCGCGCGCACGCGTGCTGACGAACTGCGTTGTTGGTGTGATTGGATAAGGGTCCAAGGAACTTGGTACTGCAGTGGCCTGTGGGTAAGGACGCAAGCGAAGAGCCACAGTAATGTTTCCTTCCTGGCGCTTAAAGTCAGGAATGAACTTCTGCATCAGCATCATCTGGTCACCGTCGCCGATGTCAAAGTAGCCAGAGTACACATAGGCGTCAATTGCTTCGCCATTGGCGTCCACACCATCCTCTTGGTTGTACAAGTGGCTGCGGCCTGCTGTGAGACCGTAGATGGTGGAAATGGTTGCCTCGGTATCTAGCGGGTCGTACTTTGTCGCCAAAGGCTTATCAAAGGTTCCAATATCAGTCCATGCAGTACGTGCCATAGAACCGATAGACCACACGTTTTCCATGTAGTTGTACGTCACAAAGCGGTTGACATAGTCGCTGCTCAGGGACGGGTAGTACCACGTCACCTCGTTGAACTGGGTGTTGATGCCCACGTTCACAGAAGTGGCCTGTGCAATATTCAGGTCCTCAAAAACGTAGTCCTGAACGGTGCAAGGAATCTTCTTGACAGAGCCATCAAACACAAAGAACGCGTCCTTGCTCATCCAGTACGCCACGCCGTTCACGTCGGCCGCTGCATGAGGTCCGATAATGCCGCAGTTGGCACCCAGCTGCTGGAAGCCAAAGGTGTAAGGTGGACCAAGGTACTGCTGGCCGTGAATGGATGTGTCTGTCCAAATCAGAATCTGGCCACGTGAGCGCAGCGCTGAGATGATCTCGTTGCCGTCAGTCAAGCGCTGCCCGCCTGCAGTGTTGGTTGCAGTGGCCACAAAGTCGTTGATGTCCTCTTGTGAAGAGAAACGCACGTACATTGGGTCTTGGGTCGTTGGATCGCCGAGCGTGCCTTCAGTGCCAAAGCACACCAGGTGCCTGTCAGGGGTGGACACCAGTGCAAACTTGGATTTGGTGGGCGCGCCTGCAATGGCCGTGGCCCGCGTTCCGATGCCCGAGGTGGGGCTCCACTCGTAGATGCCGCCATCAACTTCCTGCAGGATCAAAACTTGGCCGTAGTTGTCAAACTGCCAAACCCGAGCAAACAAGGACAAGGAAGCGGAAGCAGGACGGGGCGTGCCCCAGGTGCTCAAGCCCCAAGTGCCTGTGCCCCAGCCAAAGTCAACGAAGCTGATGTCGCTTCCGATGTTGATCTGGTAGGTCGCTGTGGCCGCTCCTGCCGCCGCTGCCGTTGAGGTCGCTTGGGTCGGGGAGAGGATGGTGTATGTGCCATCGCTAAGTACTGCTTGAATCTCAAACTCATTTGTAAGATCAGCATTGGGAATGCCTCCAGGATTTCCTGTGACGCTGCTAAACGTGACGAAGTCCCCTTAAATTGCACCGTGAGCCGCGTCATTGACAGTCACCGTAGTGCTGCCGTTGGTGGTCGTGAAAGTGCACGCGCCAGTGGCCCGAATGGGAGTGATGTCGGCCCATGCACCGCCGTAGAACACATAGACCTTGCGATTTGTTCCGAGGGCCGCGTAGGGTGAGCCATCCAGACCGTTCCATGTAAAGATGTCACTGACAGAGCCAACAAAGTTCACCTGCGTGTTGCCGAACTGCGTCCATCCGCCCATCTTCTCGGGCAGACCATAGCGAAAGCGCACGTAGTCGCTGTCCACCCAGCCGCCTTCCGCGCCGTACTCGGTGTTCTGCTTGTCAACACCAGGTTTGAGGAACAGTCTTAAAAGTGGCATATCAGCCCTTTGCAGCGCGCATGTTATCGACCAAATTGGGGTATGGACGACCTGCTTTCTTGGCTGCGCGCTTGGCGGCAGTCTTCTTTGCAGGCGTCAAAGCCTTGGGTTTTCCGAGGCTCTTGGGGCGTTTTTTGTCCCAAACAGGGGTATTTTTCATGTTACACGTCTCCATTCAGGCTTGCCATCACCTCGGCTGAAGTGCGGCGTGTCGACCAATTTGATGCCATTTCCGCCCCAGGAATTGAGCGGATGCAGCGATTCCCAGTATGCGCCAAGTGGGGCCAAAACCTTCTTGTCGTAGACCAATTTTCCGTCAACAAAGAAGTTGAAGTCCACGGCCAGGCGCTTCAAATGAAGCGAGTTCATCGTCTGGCTGCGGCCGGTTTTGACGTAGAGTTCTTGCTGCTCTGGCGTGCGATACAACTCGCCAGCGGTCACCATAAAGCCCTGGGAGGAAGCAAACTCGACGAGCTTGCACATGTCACGCAGGAAAGCTGCTTGTTCTTTGCTCAGGCTCATTCCTTTTTCCCCTTCATCTCAGCAAGTTTCTCGATGGTCCGGCCACCGAAATATGCGCCCATGATCAGCATGCCCCATTGCCCTAACAGGGACACGTAGGACTCTTTGGCATCCAAGCCAAACGCAGACATCATGGCAAACAGGAAATAACCCACAAAGATGGCAATCAAGCTCATTGGGCGGATGTTTTTGGACAGCCAGGAGTCAGAGGCCATGTCCGCTTTCCAGCGATCAGAGACGTTGTTGTTTTCGTTCTGAGCGGCAGCAGCAAAGGCTTGAATCTCTTCAATACCGAGCTTTTTCTCTTCAATTCGGAGGCGCAAGAGCTCCTCTTGATGGTCCATCTCGTACTGCCGGAGCTTAAGCGTATCGGCATCGGACAAAGGGCCGTCGAGCTTGACGCCTGTTTTTTCCTCAACCCAGTCTTTGCCCTTGGCCATGACGGCGTTGCCGATCAAGCTCAGGCCCTGGGACAGGAGGGGTGCTAGAAGTGCTGGAATCATGCTCCACCTTTCTTGACCAACATGGTCGCTGCAATTTCCATCATAGAGACAATATGCTCCAAGTTATCTGGCGGTGATCCCCACCCTGCGGTAATCTGGCCAATAAATCGGCTGCGGTCTGGTGGTACTGCCACGCGGCACGTGTAGCTTGCACCTTGTGCGATGTACCAAATGCCGAGCTCACTTTGGGGACGTAAGTAGTTCCCACAAGTGATTTCGCCGGCCATGAGTTTTACCACGTCGCTGTTGTTGGCGTGGTTGCTTGTGAAGAGGCCAACATCCAGGCCTTCCATCTCTTTGGTGCGGCCGTCCTTGGTGTACAGGCGGTGCAGCACGCGGGTGCCCAGGATTGGGTTGACCTTGAAGACAGCCACGAACTTGGCTTCAGTGTGCTTGAAAAGCACTGATGCCGCGTCATCCACTCGTTCTTCGTGGATCGCGGGCATCCTTTTTTGTTCTTGGTAGGCAGAGATCAGGAAGGCCTGATTCTGCCAAAACAGGTACCCTACAAAAGCGACAACAGCCATGACGATGATGGCAATCAGTTTGAAAGGCGAGTCTACGTAAGACAGCACCCTGTCAAGCACGCCAATGGCTTTATCGTCGCTCATGCTGGGCCCTTACATAGTCGCTCCCGATGCAGCAGGGACCGTCGTGATCTCGATCGCCACTGACTGTTGCAAGTTCAGTGGTTGCCCGCAATCGGCGCAGGTGTCTGCGTCGATTTCGGACTGATCCAGGTCGTAGCCGCACGCACCGCAGAGAACTTCTACGGCGTGTGCGGGCTCGATGCCGCCGTCAGGCAGCGTCCGTGACGGGCTTTGCAGCTTCATCGGTAGTGCTCAGTGAGGCCTTAAGCATCGCGAAAAACGCATCACGGCCCACTTGGAGCTGGTCTACGTTAAAGCGTGCTGAGGCAATTTTTCGGTCCAAATCAGCAACATGGTTGACCATTACTTTTTGCTGGTCGGTCAGTTGCTCTTCGGTGTATGTGTTGCCGTCAATACTGACTGAGGCTGTTTTTTTCTCGCTCATGTCATTTCCTTTAATGTGCCACCAAGGTCGGGTGGTGGCTTCCCGTTTCAATTATGCCGCAGGAGCCATTGGGTCAGTGGCAGGCCATGGTACGCCGTTGGCAGTTGTGGGGTTCAACTGCTTCTCAACCTTAGCGGTCAAGGTGGCCTCAATCTCGGCCTTCTGGTCACCCAAAGAGGCGTAAACCCAATTCAAAACGATTTCTTGCGTCAGTTGATCATAGGGAATGAAGCCCGGCTCGTCGGGGTTGTTTGGATAAGTGGACTGACCACCATAGAACGCGCCAGATGCACCAGTTGCGCTGGCAGTGCAAGACCAGTCAACGACGATTACAAAACCGTCATCGAGAACGCGAGTCATATTGTTGACAGCCCATGTGAGAGTGACTTGAGACATGATGATTTCCTTTTGGGGTTGAAATTATGGGTAAGAGGCAATCACAGAATTTTCTGTCACGCCGCCAGTGCCGTTGATGAAGAATGCGTCTGTTCCATTGGTGTACATTTCTTTCAATAAATAACCGATCAAATTGGCTTCGATGGCAGGGTCGCCGCCCGCAAATTTGAGTGCAATATATCGACTGGAACTGTACGAGATGTCCACAATGGATACGGTTACACCAGATGCCGCGATACCCGTAATTGAACCCACCACTGT